AGCCCGAGCCCATCCATTTCCGTATCCCCCAAGGTCGGTCGAAGTCGTTCGAGATCGGTCGCGTCTGTTCCGCTTCCGCCCGAGTCCGGTCCGGTCCCGCCGCGTCTGGCGACTCCTCGAGCTGGAGAGGAGAGCTTCGGGTCCAATGTCGTCGAATGGGCGCGAAAGATCCTCGACGTCGAGCTCATGCCATGGCAGGAGACCGCGCTCACTCACGCGCTCAGCTTTCATCGGGACGAGAACGGAGATCCGGTCCTCGATGTTCGTCGTCATCTGACGTCCGTCTCCCGCCAGTCTGGGAAGACGTTCGCGATCCGGGCTCTTCTCGGATGGTGGCTGACCGAGCTTGCGCTCATGAGAGGGAAGCCGCAGCTCGTCATCTCGACCGCGCACAAGCTGGACCTCGCGGTCTCACTCTTTCAAGATCTCGCGCCGATCCTCGAGACGAAGTTCGGAGCCGAGGTCAAATGGTCCTACGGTCGGAACGAGCTCAAGATGCCGGATGAATCGAAGTGGATCGTCCGAGCTGCGACTCCGTCTTCCGGTCATGGATTCTCTCCGGATCTCGTGATCGTGGACGAAGTCTGGGACGTCTCGGAAGAGGTCGTCGAGCAAGGTCTCATCCCAGCTCAAAGAGCTCGCCGATCCCCGCTTCTCTCCGCATGGTCCACCGCAGGAACCGAGAGCTCGAAGCTCTTTCTCCGCTGGAGAGAAGAAGGGCTCCGGATCATCGACTCGGGCTCCCCCGGTCGTCTCGCGTTCACCGAATGGAGCCTCCCTCCCGGAGTCGATCCGATGGACGAGCGATTCTGGCGATGGGCTAACCCAGCGATCGGACACACCATCGACCTCGACACACTCCGCGCCGAATCCGAATCACCGAACCGAGCCGCGTTCCTTCGAGCTTCGCTGAACCTCTGGATCTCCGCGAACCAGAGCTGGCTCCCGCCGGGATCATGGGAGAAGCTCACGATCGACAAGGACACAAAACTCGGAGACCCCGCGGTCCTCTGCATCGACTCGAGCCTCGATGACTCGCGCTACGTCGGCGTCTTCGCATGGGATCTCGGCGAGCGGACCGTCGTCGGGACCGCGTTCGTCTGCCAGTCAGAGACCGAGCTCTGGACCGAGCTCGATCGCGTCGCAGCTGGGAAGAGTTTCACGATCGCAGTCACCCCGACCCTCGACGCTCACTTCCCGCTCGAGTACGGACGGAGGAAGACGCTCTTCGGGTATGGGGAACTTCAGCGATGGACGTCACTCGTCCGCGCAATGATCGCCGAAGGACGACTCGCTCACACCGGAGAGCAAGCTCTCGCCGAACACATGAACCGAGCAGTCGCGGTCCGTACCCAAGGAACGACGGTCCTCAGCTCGCAGCGATCACCCGGACCGATCGAGCTCGCACGATGCGCGGTCGCCGCAGCTGCGATCGCATCGAGAGCGAAGTGGAGACAGACTCCCGAGATAGTCTTCGGCTGAATCCTCTATCTCCATACAGGTCCTAGTATTTGCGACTTCTCGCGACGCATACTTCTAGAAGATGCGACTCATCCCTTCCAGAAGCTCGAAGATCACCGCCGCGGCTAACGCCGTGATCGGCGGCGATATGGTCCTCTCCCCCGGTACTAGCTTCGGGGTCAGTATCGCGCGGGAGAGGGCTATCGCGATCCCCACGATCAGCCGCGCTCGAGATCTCTTCGCCGCCTACGCCGCGCAGCTTTCGATCCGACAGTTCGGGACACAATGGGACGGAGAAGACCTCGTCGAGATTCCGATCCCCCCGGAGCCTTGGATGAGCCGACCCGACTCCAGCTCGACACTCGCCGCGACCCTTGCATGGACGATCGACTCGATGCTCTTCTGGGGATTCTCCGCATGGTACGTCACCGGACGCTACGCGCCCTCGAACGGAGACTTCCCCGCATCCTTCCAGCTTCTCCCAGCTGAGCAGCTTTCGTTCACCGCGGCAAACTACGTCGGGAACACTCCGATCGGACCGATCGAGAACATCAGCTTCAACGGAACGCCACTCTCCCGGCGCGACGTCGTCTTCTTCTGGAGCCCGAACGAACCTCTCCTCCGGTCCGGAGCTCGCGCGATCCGCATCGCCGAGAAGCTGGATCTCGCCGCGGAAAGATTCGCGACCTCACCGATCGCTGCGGGATGGTTGAAGCAGACCGGAGGCGAACCTCTCTCCCGCGAGAAAGCAAAAGAAGCCGCGCAGACCTTCGCCGAGCAACGTCTCACCGACTCGATCGCGTTCTTCCCAGAGAACATCGACTGGAAAGAGAGCGGAATGGATCCGTCGAAGCTTCAGCTCACCGAAGCTCGTCAGCACTCCGCGCTAGAGCTTTCCCGCGTCGCGAACATCTCCCCGCTCCTCACCGGAGCCCCGTCCGGATCCTCGATGACGTACTCGAACGCGACTCAAGCATGGGAGCAGCTCGGCTTCGACGTAGCTCCCTATCTGGCAGTCATCGAGCAGACCCTCAGCTCGGAACAAGTAACCCCGCGCGGACGAGTCGTCCGTCTCAAAGTGAACACACCCGCCGGAGCTGCGACCCCAGCTCAACAACCCGACCAGCAAGGAGCGAACGCTCGATGAAACTCGACTTCAACGTCGCCGACCTCACCATCCTAACCCTCGCCGCCGAAGGAGAAACACCACGACGCGAGATCCAAGGAATCGCGCTTCCGTGGGACGTCGTCGCGACCGAATCCCACGGAACCCGCGTCCTATTCCGCCGCGATTCCATCCAGCTCGAAGGACCCCGACCGAAGCTCCTCTGGCAACACAACCCGCTAGAGCCCCGCGGCATCGTCACCGAGCTCGTCTCGACCGATTCTGCGCTTCTCTTCACCGCGCGAGTCTCACAAACACCCGAAGGAGACTCAGCTCTACAACTCGCCGCCGATGGAGTCCTCTCGGTCTCCGTAGGAGTGAACCCGACGACCTACAACTACGAGACGATCGAAGGACTCGAGACTCTCGTCGTAGAGGTAGGAGAGATGCTCGAGCTCTCCCTCGTCACTTTCCCAGCCTTCGAGCAAGCGACGATCGACTCGGTCGCCGCTGCCCAACCAACCACCACCAAGGAGGCTCCAGAAATGGAAGACCAGAACCCGATCGAAGCTGCACCAGCTGAGATCGTCCCAACCCAGCCGATCGCGTTCAGCGCATCAGCTCCAAAAGTGACCGCCGCAGAAGTAGTTTCAGCTCTCGCGACCGGTAACGCATCCCCACGAATCCAAGCTGCGCTCGCCGAGCAAGGAACCGCCGACACCCCCGGTATCATCCCGGAAATCTGGACCGGCGAAGTCTTTAACCCGGTAAGCAACGCGCGTCCGCTGATCGACTCGATCGGTCTTCTCGCGATGCCCCGCGCCGGAGGCACGTTCTACCGTCGCAAAGTGACCCAGAACGTCGCAGTCGACGTACAAGCGGCAGAGTTTGACGAGATCGAATCTCAGAAGATGCTCATCTCGAAGATCCAAGTCGACAAGCAGACTCTCGCCGGCGGTCACTTAATGTCCGAACAAGAAATCGACTGGAGCGACCCGGCAGCCGTCCAGCTCGTACTTAACGACTACGCTCGCATCTGGCGCAAGCGCACCGAGCAGATCACCGGCTCCGCGCTCGTAACCGCAGCATCCGTCACCGACGAGATCACCGACTGGACCGACGGAGACGAGATCCTCGACGCTCTCTACGACGCTTCAGCAGCGATCGACGCAGTCATCGACGAACTCCCGACGACCGTCTGGGTCGATCCGCTCCGCTGGGCGGATCTCGGCAAAGCTAAGAACGCCGCAGGAGATCGCATCTTCCCAGTCGTAGGACCATCCAACGCCGCCGGCACAATGAGCCCCGGCTCTTACGCCGTGAACGCTCTCGGACTTCGCGTCGTAGTGTCAAACCGTCTCCCCGCTGACACTTTCATCATCGGAAATCCGATGGGAATCGAACTGTTCGAGGACTTACGGGGCGCAATAACAGTCCAGAAGCCCTCGATCCTCGCGGTCGAGCTTGCTTACCGTGGGTACTTCGCGACCGCGACTATCGAATCCGGAGCCTTCGTCGCTCTCGTGGATCCCGACTGATTCCTGAGAACGTAGGAGACGGTCCGATATGGCTTTTCAGAAAACGATTACCGAAGCGGTCGCCGTTGCTGGACTGCATACTCTGACCGTCTCCGACGTTGCGAACCTCATCGTCGGCTACTCGATCGACGTTCAAGGAGTCGGAAACACGTTCGACGGGACTCACACGATCTCAGCGATCGACGAAGAAGAATTGACGGTTAGCTTCCAGCAAGGGAACCATAATCACGCGCTCGCGGACGTCTTCGGGCTCCTCACCGTGAACATCGAATGGATTACTACGGAAGACGTCGAGCTCTTTCTCGGCATCGGCACACCATCCCAAGACGAAGCCGACTATCTGGACGTCTGCACGACCGCCGCTTCCGAATGGGCGTTCCGACGCCGCCAGTCCTCCGGCTACGTCGACTATGCGAACATGATCCCCGGATCCGACGTCAAGCTCGGAACGGTCCTCCTCGCGGGAAGCTACTTCCGGGAGAAAGGCTCCGTCGATTCGTTCGCAAGCTTCGACGCGATGAACACCGTCGCGCCGATCGGCAACTATGGGCAAATCATGAAGCTTCTCGGCATCCAGACTCCGCTCGGGATCTTCTAATGCTGAACGAAGCTCTCGACCAGCTCGTCGCCGACCTCGAGGACCTCGGGATCGTCACGATCTACGACGTCCGGTCAGCTCGACCGAACACCGCGATCGTCGATCCTCCCTCGATGGACGTCATCAAAGGAACGCTCGTCCAGTTCACGTTCGCAGTCACCGTTCTCGTCCCGCCACCGGGCAACTACGACGCGGTCAAGCTCGCGCTCGCGACCGCCGATACCATCATCGAATCCGAATCCGTCCAAGTGTCAAGAGCGACGCCGACGGTCTATTCGGTCGCCGGGCAAGAGCTCCCCGGCTATGAGCTCACCATCACAAGAACCATTAGGAGAGATCCATGACAGTTATATACACCGGAAGAAACCTCACCATCGAAGTCGATGCGGTCGCCTATTCCGCGCAAACATCGTCCACCACCGTCAACGCTCAAAACTCAGCGACCGTCTATCAGACCCTCACCGGTCCGAAGTCCATCATGGACCCGACCTCGTGGGAGCTTCAGATCGTCGGCTTCCAAGACTGGGACGACGCTGCGAGCTTCTGCGACGCGATGGTCGCAGCTGCGACCGCAGGAGATCCGATCCCGTTCGAGCTCGCGCTCTCAACCGGCGCGACCGTCACCGGCGACATAATCCCAGCCTTCCCGCCGTTCGGCGGCGCGGCAGATTCCGCGCTGGAGTTCGACATGACCTTCACCGTGGACGGAACACCGACCTACACCCCCGGACCATAACCCGAAAGGACCCCGAAGATGTTCAGAATCAGAATCGACGAAGGAGAAGGAGAGTTCGAGATCGACACCGATCCGATCGTCGTCAAAGCGTGGGAGCTGCAAAATAAGACGAGACTTTCGCTCATCGAGAAAGTCGGCATCGGTCAGACCGAAGCGATCTTTCTCGCATGGAAGCAGCGAACCCGCGACGGAGCGACGACTCTCCCTCTCGCCGAATACGAGGACCGTCTCAAAGTCTGCAAGTTCATCGACCCAGACGAAGCCGAGGACCATCCCAGCCGCCCTACA